TCCGCAATCTGCGGATAGCCATTGCTTTTGGCAAATGTCAGGATAGCCTGCGCCTGCGTGGTGCACTCTTCCTCTGTGCCGCCGGTCAGCAGCCCTGCAGGGACTCCGACCGCTGCGGATACCTTATCTCTCATCGTCCTGATGGCCTCTGCCGCTTTGAGCCCGTCCAGCTCTTTCTGCAGATCTGCCGCTCTCGTTTCCGCCTCTGTCAGCTTATTGGCGCTGTCCTGCGCTGCCGCCAGCTGCGTCCTCACTGCGTCCAGGTCCCCGCGTGCTGTGTTGACGTCGGAGCCGTTAATACCCATCAGCTTGTCAATCTGCTCTTTCGTTGCCTCCGGAAAGAGATCTGTGATGTCGGATCGCTTCATGTAACCTCCTGCCCTCTACGCTTTTTACGGGGTCGCATCCCGTGAGGCTGCGTCTTTTACGCCACGCCTGGCAAATATCAAAACGGCATCAAGTGATGTCCGCTTCTTCCGCATCTGTGAGCGCCTTTGCGCGGGCATAGGCGTCTCTTTTCTGCTGGTTGATCTTCTCCCTGTTCTGCCGGTAAAACTGCCGTCTCATGGCGTTCAGACGCGCGTCCTGGCTGCCGAAAGAGTATCCTTCGTCGCGCATGTCATCGATGATCCCTTTCGCGATCCCGGTCTGATGAACATACATGTCGTAATAGGAGTCCGGGTCATAGCCCTGCACATCCGTGCTGTCATCGAATCGGACGGCGTATGTGCAGTCGCAATTACCGTGCACATGCTCTGCGTGGCCGTCCTTTATGGCCTTTTTAGAGGCCCTCTGCCAGCCGTTTGAGGCTAACATGATGCAGAAGGCACATGTGTCCCCGCGAGGGATCCACGCCCATTCTGCGCCGTCTCGGATGGCGTTCTGCATCATGCTGTCCACGCCCACCAGCTTTGTAAGCCGTCCGACGGCCTGTGATACAATGGTCGGGTTCCCTGTCTTGATCGTCCCGTTGACGGCCTTTGCCACCTCTTGATAGGTCGGTGTCGCTGCCGGCATGGCTACCGCGAACTTCTTCCCGGAGAGCTCCGCGAGAGCGTCATACATCTCACACGAGAGCGCCCCGGCCGCTTCACCATACTTCTGCGTCAGATTGTACGCATACTGTATCAGCGCGGATCTCTGCAGCGGCGCTATCCCCGCCAGATCGACCATGTCCAGCTGCTTTGCCATCGCGGATGCCGCCGCATCATTGATGCTTCTCAGGCGCTTTATGTATTTGTCCCACGCCTTTTCCGTGATGATCATGCGCCCTCCAGCTCATCGAGGACAGACAGCCCTCTTACCCTGGCCTCCTGCGCCTTGATCCTCCGGATGTCGGCCTGGTCAAACCCGATCATCTCCAAAAAGGTGTCTGTGCTCGAAAACCCTTCCCGGGCAGAGGCGATCTTGATTGCAGCGTCCGCCGTGGCTGCCACGGACGGCATTGCCGGGTTTTTGAAATGCGCCACCACATCCCGCTGCTCATCGCTCAGCTGCTCTACCGTGACATTGTTAGCAATCGCGAGCGCCATCAGCGCGATGGTCTTCAGCGTGTCCCCGTTGCCGGTGTTGAGCTCTTCGGCAAGCGCCACGAGCGTCTGGGTCTGTGCCAGGATCGCGTCGGAGCTGGTCGGGTTGGCGTCGTTTACTACACCGGTGTCGGTGACCGAAAGGCCGGTCGCCGCAGAAAACTGCGTCGCGAGCACGCGGATCATCTCCACATGCGGCGCGATGGTCCCCTGCGGCAGCTGCCCGAAAGTAGGCTTTTCCCCGGTCTCCGGGTTGGTCGTGGATGCCAGAATATTGCCGATGTACTGCTTAAACTTCTGGTTTACGACGGCGTCATATTGCTCATCCGTCACGCCCAGCAGGTACTTCTGCGGGGCCGTCGAGAATTCAAGGCCGATCGTGGCATTGGCCACCGTCCGCACATACGACTTGATCATCATTCGGATGGGCTCTTTGATGCGGGAGCGCCCAAACGGCTTATTGCTCGTTGCGTTCCAGATCATCGCTTCCATCAGCGGCCGTCCCATCTTCTGCGGGAACTGCGTTGCAGACCACATGCCGCCGGTCCGCCGCATCACCCATACGTCCGTCTCCGTGTACAGGTTGATCACAGACGGCGTCATCAGCTCCGGCTGCTCATTGTCGGGTGCCGCGTCTACGACGGCAAACCCGGCATAGATCCTGCCCTTTTCCCCGCTCCAAAGAGCTGCTGCCGTTGCCGGCGAATGGAAGCGGATCTTACAGCCGATGGCTGGATCCTTTGACAGCGTGGCGAACGTACAGCCATATTTGAGCTCATCCCGGCACGCCTTGATGTACTCCGCAATCAGGCGATTGTCAGATGCGATCTGTGCGAGCTGCTGCGAGTTTTCGCCGGACTCCCCGACGAATCCGTCGAACATGCTTCGCGCCGCGAGCACATCCACTGTCTTTGCACCCCAGCTGCACCCGATCTCAAAGCCCCGGAGGTTCTCCGGCAGCGCGATCCCCAGATTGACATCCGAAAGAGCTACCTTGCCCTCGTAGAATTTGTCCTTCTCCGCATTCTTCGCGGCGTGGGTGTTATACACATTCTGCAGGCGCTGGAATATATCCTGCGCCTCCCTGCTCAACCCGACCACCTGCGCCGGGGTAACTGCCAAAAACATATTGCCTCCCTTACCCGATCCGCATCTTTTTTGCCGGGTCCCGCTTTGATGTCTTCGCCCCGTACAGGGCCAGTGCACACGCCTCGATCGGCGCCGGGTCTTCCCCACCGAATCCCCATCCGCCGGATATTGGTCTCTTTACAGAGGTCGTTGCGCTCACTCTGAGTGCCTCCTGCGGCCTGTACCATGTCATGCTCTGCTCATTGACCGCATCGCACATCATGCTCACCGCCGCGATCACATCCCGCGCCGATGGCCGGATGACAGAGCCTTTCAGCCGCCACACAGGAGCAATCTTTTCCACGAGCACATCCACGCCATTCCTGCCGTCGATCACGACGCAGGCGGCCTGCTCGTATCTCGCACAGAGCCAGTCAGCGAGCCACTGCATCCCAAGCCCCGTAGGCCGGCGATCTATCAGCTCAACCCGTGCAGGGCCCTCTTTGGGCACCACAGCGCCGCACAGGCACACCTCTGAGCCGTCCGCCGCGAACTTGACGCCGTATGCCGTCTTTCCTGCCGGCATTGGATCCATGGATGCGCATGCGTCCCATTTGTCCGCCGCTATGGCCGTGTCCGTGACATTCGTTAATGTCGGGCACCACCAGCCCAGCCGCTCACGGGCAAATCCGTCCGATGATAGCGTTTTCAGCTCTTCTTCGGTAAACTCTTCGGACAGCCGGATCCCAAGTGCAGGATTAGTCATATACCAAAGGGTCTTGTCGGCAACATTAATGTCCTGTACGCGCTTCGCGTCCACGCTCCACTCATGCCAGGCGTTCCGCTTCCCTGGATCCGTCATGCACATGTCCCGCCGGCGGCGGAAGACCTCGCCTGGGCAGCTCGGATACGGAGGTGTTCCCGCATAGATGATCTGCCTGGTCCCGGTTGCCGACGCCGACAGTGTAGCCATGATCGCCTCCACCTGGTCGTCCGTCAGCTCCTGCGCCTCGTCAAATACCACGAGCGATATGCCGTCAAATCCTCGTGCCGCCTGTCTGGATCTGGCAGAAAACTCGATGCTTCCGCCGTTGTCCAGCTCGATGCACTCTTCTCCGTTCGTGTAACGGATATTCCGCACGACATCCGTCACTTCCGGATGCCGCTTGTCCGTAAACATCGCCGCGAGCCGCCGGAAAGACTTTTTCGATGTCTTAACCTGATGAGCTGTGTGCAATATCCGCTCACCGCCGATCACCAGGCCAAAAAACTCCCGTGCTTCCAGGCACACGTTTTTCCCGTTCTGCCGCGGCAGTGCCAGCCCGCCGGATGTCATCGTGTATGCGCCGCTCTCATCGTATCCAAGCCAGCAGTCAATCACGAGCTGCTGCCATTCGTCGAGCGCATAGCCGTATGCCTGCATCAGGGACGCTGCATCCGGTCCGTCGGATCCGACCCGCCCAGGCTCTACCCGGATGCGTGGATCCTGTGATCCTCTCATGCTTTCCTCCGCTTCGCCCTCATGATGGTGAGCACGTTGTCGTTCTTCTCTTCCTCTTCGACTTTTGCCTTTTCATCCGGCAGATAGTCAAAGAGCTTTCCCATCCCGGCCAGATATGACTTCCACAAGGCGTGATAGCCTTTATAGAGCGGGTTCTCACGGATGCCGGCCTGTCCTCCGCCGTTGTCATACGGGATCGCCACGGCAGTCATGCCGATCATCTCCCGCGTCTCTTCCAGCTTCGCCCGCAGCCACGCCACGTTCTCGATCACGCCCCCCAGGGCTTCGATCCGGTCCCGCTTTACGCCACCGGCTTCCAGAAGCCTTTCAAGACGGGCCTGTTCGTCCCTCTCCGTGCTCATTTTTTCTTCGTCGTTTTCGTCTGCGTGCCGGTCTGCTTCTTCGCGTTTTCCTTTTCCCACTTTTCCGCCCTCAGTTCTCCCACCCTGTTTTTCCTCGCATACCTCGGAGGGGTATCGGCGCTA